CTCTGAGACCATTTTTTAAGAAAGGGGTGTAAGAATGACAGCAGTCCAATGGAAGCGCCTTGTAAAAAAACAGCTCACCGCGCTGGGGAACGAAGAAAAAGCATACGACTCTGTTATCTCCACCCTGGCGGACATCCTTGAGCAAAGGGATGCCGTATATAAGCAGTACAGAGATGAGGGCTGTCAACCCGTCCGGGAATACACCAACAAAGGGGGCGCAACCAATATCACCAAGAACCCTCTTTTAGTGCTCTGGGACGATCTGAATAAATCCGCTTTGGCGTACTGGCGGGAGCTCGGTATGACGCCCAGCAGCTACAAAAAAATGACGGGAGACGGGCCGAAGAAGGAAAGGCCCAGAGGGCTGGAGCAAGCTCTTGCCAAAATCGAATCCTAAAAACTGGGATGCTGTCCTAGAGTACGCCACATCGATACAAAACGGGACAAAAATCGCCTGTGAAGAGCTGAAGCAGGCGGTTGACAGATTCTTTCTGGATCTGGATAACCCAGACTATGAACTCAATCACAAGGACCCAGAGTTTTGCATCCAGGTCATTGAAAAGACCATCTGCCACCAACAGGGAGAAAAGTTGGATGGAACGCCGTTGCGGGGAACTCCATTCCTCTTGGAGCCGTTTCACAAGTTTATTATTTATAACCTGGTTGGGTTCAGGCTTAAAGGCACTAATATTTTACGATTCCATGAAGCACTCATTTATATTCCAAGAAAAAACATAAAAACGTCATTTGCCGCCGCACTGTCCTGGGCCTTATCCCTCTTGTTTCGAAGGTCAGGCTCTAAGATGTATATCGCATCCGCAGCCCTGATGCAATCGTTAGAGTCATTCAATTTTTTGAACTACAACATAAAGCGGATGGGAGAAGATTCTAGGGATGGTGGGTCTGTACGGGTCATAGACAACAATAACGAGCACAGCCTGTCCGCCACATTGGGAGACGGATCATTCTATATTCGGGCACTGGCCGCTAACCCAGACAGTCAGGACTCATTAAACTGCAACATTGCTATCTGCGATGAGATCCACGCGTTTAAACAGCCGAAGCAGTACAACCTCTTCAAGGAGGCCATGAAGGCATATACCAACAAGCTCCTGATTGGAATTTCAACTGCCGGAGATAACGAACAGGCGTTTCTTGGGCAACGATTGAAATATTGCAGGAAGATCCTGAATGGAACGGTAAAGGATGAACAGTACTTCATTTTCATGTGCTGCGCCCCAGAGGGGGTAAAAGACGGGAGTGTAGATTATACAGACCCTAAAATCCACGAGATGGCAAATCCAGCTTATGGGGTAAGCATCCGGCCAGATGAGATCCTGAATGATTCGCTACAGGCGCAGAATGACCCACAACAGAGGAAAGACTTTTTCGCAAAGTCGCTGAACGTTTACACAAATGCATTGGCCGCCTATTTTGATATCGATGAATTCCGCAAGAGCGACCGGCAGTACAGTTGGACGATGGAAGACTTGGCGAAACTCCCTATCACATGGTATGGAGGAGCAGACCTGTCAAAGCTTTACGACCTGACCGCAGCAGCACTCTATGGCACGCTGAAAGGATACCGAAAAAAAGATAACGAGACAGTTGATGTAGATATTATCATCCCACATGCGTGGTTCCCGGTGGTTGCCGCTCACAAAAAGGCTGATGAGGATGGGATACCCCTTTTCGGGTGGAAGGATGATGGCTGGTTGGATCTATGCAACAGCCCAACAGTCAATCATGCCGATGTGATCAACTGGTTTATCGCCATGCGAAAAAAGGGGTTCAAAATCAAGCAGGTCGGACACGACCGAAAATTCTGCCGTGAGTATTTCCTGGGGATGAAGCAGGCAGGATTTAAAATTTTGGATCAGCCCCAATACTTCTATAAGAAATCAGAGGGCTTCCGGTACATTGAAGATCGGGCAAAAAATGGAGAACTTTATTATCTCCATTCGGAAGCATACGAATACTGCGTACAGAATGTGAGAGCGGTTGAAAAGACAGATGATATGATCCAGTACGACAAGGTACAACCAGAACAAAGAATTGATATATTTGATGCCTCTGTGTTTGCCTGTATTCGTAAGCTGGAGGACATGGAGCGCAGAGACAGGGCGAAACGCTGGTTCGAGGAGGAATAACTGTTGAGCAGAAAAAAACGAAGCAACCACACAACGGCACGCGGACACCCCAATTCAGCGGTTAGTTTCCTGTTGTCGAATGACGCATACGACATGTTGTGCGTTTCGGGATATACCAGGTTGGCCGATAGCCCAGAAATACAGATGGCAGCCGGGTGCATTGCTGACTTGATGGGCTCTATGACCATCCACCTCATGCAGAACACGGAAGACGGGGATGTGCGAATAAAAAATGGCCTGTCCCGTAAGCTGGATATCAACCCGAGCGGAAACCTTACCAGATCCGCCTTTATCTCGACAGTAGTCCGGACACTCCTTATAGACGGAGATGGGAACTGTGTGGTTTATCCCAGATTTTCAAGGAGCGGGGATTTGATCGAGGATTTGGAGATCCTGCCTCCTTCCATGATCTCGTTTATCCCAGATGGGAGAAGCTACTACATACGATACGGAGATCAAACTTTTAGGCCCGATGAAGTATTGCATTTCGCGATCAATCAAGACCCGGAGACTCCGTGGCTAGGCCATGGATACCGCGTAACGCTCAAAGACGTTGCCCATAACCTAAAGCAAGCGGCGGCAACCAAAAGAGGATTTATGGAGTCCAAATGGAAACCGTCTATTGTTGTAAAGGTCGATGGTCTGACGGATGAGTTTTCAAACAAAGAAGGACGAAAAAAGCTGCTCGACAGTTACCTGGAGACCTCTGAAGCCGGCGAGCCCTGGATGATCCCGGCGGAAATGTTTGACGTAAAGGAGATCAAGCCACTTACACTGAATGACCTAGCGATCAACGACTCAGTCACAATAGACAAGAGGACTGTAGCTGGGATTATTGGAGTCCCCCCATTTGTGGTTGGAGTCGGAAGCTACAACAGGGACGAATGGAATAACTTTGTTGACAGCAAGCTTATGCCTCTATCAAAAAGGATAGAGCAGGAACTGACCCTCAAGCTCCTGTATTCCCCTGATCTTTATTTTCGATTCAATTCCCGGACGCTCCATGCCTACGACATGAAAGACATGGCGAGTATCGGGCAGGAACTGTATGTGAGGGGAATCATGACGGGGAATGAGGTCAGAGATTGGATTGGTATGACTCCGATGCCTGGACTGAACGAGCCGGTCATCTTGGAAAACTACATCCCGCGAGGGATGATCGCGGATCAAGCTAAGCTGAATGGAGGTGAAAACAGTGAATAGAGAAGATATGCAGACGAGGAGTATATCAGGTGCGTTCAAGACCCGCACGGAGGAGGGCGGAGATCTTTATATCGAGGGATATTTCTCCGTTTTTGACAGCAATTATGATTTATGGCCTGGGGCATCTGAGAGTGTGGCGCGCGGGGCGTTTTCTGAGACTCTAGATGGGGATGTCAGGGCCCTTGTAGACCACGAGACGCGGCTTGTGCTAGGAAGGACCACGGCTAATACGCTGGAGCTGCGCGAGGATAACCATGGACTATGGGGCCGCATTAAAATCAACAGAGATGACAGCGATGCAATGAACCTGTACGCTCGTGTGCAAAGGGGAGATATTACTCAGTGCTCGTTTGGGTTCTCTATCCTTGATGAGGAAACAGAGAATCGAGAAGACGGAAGTGTCCACTGGACCATCCGAAAAGTAAAACTGTATGAAGTGAGCGTCTGCACTTTCCCGGCCTATGAAGATACCGGAGTGGTGGCGAGAAAGCGAGACTATGAGGATATCCAGAAGAGAAAGACTGAGGCATGGAGAAACGCATTGCTCAAAAGACTGAACCCATGCCAAAGTCAACCGAATGAAACGGGAGGGAAATAACATGGCATTAAAAGCATTGGTCCTGAAGAAGAGACTCAACGAAAAGAAAGAACAACTGGAGGAGCTTAGAAGGGCGGCTGAACAGCTCCAAACCAGGGAAGCCGAACTGGAACAGTCTATCAATGAGGCCGAAACGGACGAGGAAAAGGCCGCGGTCGAGGAGGCGGTGGAACAGTTCGAGCAGGAAAAGGCCGAAAATGAAGCGGCCGCCGGAAAGCTGGAGGGCGAGATCAAAGGAATTGAAACCGAGATCGAGGAGCTGGCAAGAAACGCACCTAAGCCCCAAAATCCAGAAAAACGAGAGGAGAATTTTGATATGGAAACCAGAACCTTTTTTGGCCTGGATGCACAGCGGCGCGATGCTTTCTTGGCCCGGCAGGATGTAAAGGACTTTCTGACAAGAGTGCGTGAGCTTGGGAAGCAGAACCGCTCTATTACCGGAGCGGAGCTGACCATCCCGGACGTTATGCTTGGCCTGATCCGCGAGAATATCAGCAAATACTCCAAGATGATCTCTCGCGTTAATCTGCGGAGCGTGCCCGGAACGGCTCGGCAGAACATCATGGGCACAGTCCCCGAAGCCGTCTGGACCGAGATGTGCGCCAAGCTGAACGAGCTGGAGCTTTCCTTCAACCAGATTGAGGTGGACGGCTACAAGGTCGGCGGCTTTATCGCAATTTGCAATGCGACCCTGGAGGACTCCGACCTCTCTCTGGCGAGTGAGATCATGGAGGCGCTTGGTCAGGCAATCGGCTATGCGCTGGACAAAGCTATCCTTTACGGGACGGGAAAGAAGATGCCGATCGGCGTAGTGACCCGGCTGGCTCAGGCCACAGAGCCTGACGACTGGGGTGCAAATGCTCCGGATTGGAAAGATGTCCACACCAGCAATATCGTCAAGCTGACTGCGGCCACTGGCGCTGATCTCTATAAGTCCATCATCCTGACCGCAGGTGTCGCCCGGTCTACTTATGCCAGAGGCAGCTTGACTTGGGTCATGAACGAGACCACAAAGGCAAAGCTTACTGCGGAGGCTCTGGTCATCAATGCGGCGGGTGCTATCGTCTCCGGTCAAGGGAATACCATGCCGGTCCTGGGTGGTGACATTGTCACCTTGGACTTTGTCCCTGATAACGATGTGATCTTCGGCTATTTTGACCTGTATCTCCTGGCCCAGCGCGCCGGAACCACCCTGGCTCAGAGTGAGCATGTGCGTTTTATCGAGGACCAGACTGTGTTTAAGGGTACGGCCCGCTATGATGGTATGCCCGTGTTTGGTGAGGCTTTTGGCGTCCTGAATATCAATAACACCGCCCCTACCACAAGTGTGAGCTTCCCGCCTGACAGCGCAAACCCTTAACAGCGTCCCTGGCTACGCTGGGGCTTGGGACGCTGACTCTGACGCCGACCTTTGATCCCGGTGTGACAGAGTATAGCACCAGCACCACAAATCAGAGCAATACGGTCACCGCAACTGGGGCGAATGGCTCCACCGTTTCCATTACGGTCAATGGAGCGCCGCACAAAAATGGGGCATCAGCTACTTGGGAAGAGGGACCTAACACTGTCAAAGTGATAGCGAAAAACAACACCGGAGAAAAGGTCTACACTGTAACTGTGACAAAGACGGGGGCTTGATATGGGCTGCGCATTTTATGAGGCCCAGGCGCTGGAAATCCTAAAAATAGATCTTCAACGCCTGGGCCCGCTGCCCGGCGACAGCACATATCTCTTGTCCCTCCTCAGGGCGGCAAAATCAAACCTGGGTAGGCAGGGGGTTGAGGAGAGCGGAGACGAAGACTATTTGCAGCTTGTGGTAGGGACCGCTGCCTGGATGTACCGGAAGCGGATCAACGGGGAGTCTGAGCCCATCTACCTGAAAAGGATGCGTCACGATCTGCTCATATCTCAGAAAATGAGGGGTGAGGAAAATGCTCCATGACTCCGGGATCGTGACTATCTACAGGGTATCCGTGGATGAGAATGGACCGCCGCCCAAAGTGGAAAAGCTCGTGAAGAGATCTACTCATTATTTTGGAGAAATGACAGTCGGAATCCAGAGGTATTATGAAGCGGCAAAGGTGGGCCAGCAAATCGACCTCCTTATCGAGATATGGAGAGACCCAAACATTAAAACTCGGGATATTGCCCAAATAGAAGACCGATTTTATTTCATTCGGCAAATCACCCCAACAAAAGATGAAGATGGGATTTTGGTCACGCGGCTCTCACTTGAGGAGGATGACTCCGGGACCTGGAGTGCAAAGCTATGAGTATAAAACCAGATCAACTCGTTTCCGTTATCATGGGCACTCTTTCGGATTATGAAGATGAGATCTCGGAGGGCGTCAAAAAGGACATCGAAAAGGCCGGGAAGGAAGCCCTGAAAGAAGTAAAAGCAAGGTCTCCTCAGAAGACTGGGCGGTACAAGAAAGGATGGAGGATGGGAAAGAGAAGAAATGGAACATCCTCAAAAAGCAGCGGGGTCGTGATCTACAATAAAACGGATTACCAGCTGACACATCTCCTTGAACACGGCCATCAGAAAGCGAACGGAGGAAGGGTAGAAGGGAAACCACACATCAGGCCGGCCGAAAAAGCGGCTGAAAAGATGTTAGTCAGGGATATCACAAACACGATAAGGGGGGCCTCGGTCTGATGAATTATCAAGAGCTGGATGAAATTCTGAAAGAGACTGGGGTCCCCTTTACATTCCACCACTGGGAGAATCCTGGTCCACCGCCCTACGGGGTATATCTTGATGATTACACAGAAAACTTTGCTGCGGATAACATCTCCTATTTTGAGATATCTCACTGCAATGTGGAGCTCTACACAAGGCAAAGGGACCCTGAGATTGAGAAGAAAATCGAAAAAGTACTGAATCAGCACGAGATATACTGGGACAGAATGTGTTCCTATATCGAGAGCGAAAGCCTGTATCAGACAACATACGAAATTGAGGTGTAATTATGGCATCCAACAAGGTTAAATTTGGACTGAAAAATGTCCACTATGCGCTCCTGAATGACGATGATGGGACCATCACATATGAAACACCGGTCCCCATTCCCGGCGCGGTGAGCATGTCACTTGCCCCCCAGGGTGAAACAAATACATTCTATGCGGATAATATCGCCTATTATGTATCGACAGCCAACACCGGGTATCAGGGGGACTTGGAGATCGCGGTTATTCCAGATTCTTTCCGCAAGGACGTGTTGGGAGAAACAGAGGACGAAACCTCCAAAGTCCTGATTGAGAACGCAAGCGCGGAGGCAAAGCCCTTTGCTCTGCTCTATCAGTTTGAAGGAGACCAGAAAGCCAGCCTGCGGGTCCTGTACAACTGCTCTGCCGCCCGCCCCAATGAGGACGGGTCTACGATCAGCGAGACAAAGACCCCCAGCACGGAAACGCTGTCCATCACCGCTTCCCCGCTGGCGGATGGAAAAGTCAAGGCAAAGACCACAGACACCACGACTGAAACTGTGATCCAGAATTGGTTCAAGTCTGTCTGGCAGCCTAGTGTTGGGGTGTAAGGATGGAAACTGAAATTCTGATCGATGGGAAAAGGGTCAAGTTTCGAGCTACTGCCGCAGTCCCCCGGCTGTACCGCATCAAATTCAGGCGGGATATCATTCAGGACATGGCAACTGTGAAAAAAGCCCTAGAAAGTAAAGAAAAAGGGGCGTCAAGCCTTCCTCTGGAGGCACTTGATTTGTTTGAGAATATGGCTTACATCATGGCAAAACATGCGGACAAAGATAAAGTTCCAGAGTCTCCAAACGAATGGTTAGAGGAATTTAGTGCATTTTCAATTTATAAAATTTTTCCGGTACTTTTGGCCCTTTGGGATGGAAATATAGAAACAATCGAAACTGTCAAAAAAAAACTAGATCTATTGACAGAAAAATGACCACCCCTCTGCTTATGCTAAGAGCCGTCCAGCTTGGAATTCCAGTGCGAGATATGGAACTGCTCACCATAGGAATGATTTATGATATGTACGCCGAAGCGGAAAACGACAAGATAGATTATCCGATTATAGCAACACAAGCCGACTTCGACAATTTTTAAGGGTGAACGAAATGGCAAGTAGTAGCAGAGTTAAAGGAATTACAATCGAGATAGCTGGAGACACCACAAAGCTCGGGAAAGCATTGAATAATGTTGATCGTAGCATATATAAAGTCTCTAACGACTTGAAAGAAGTCGACCGTTTGTTGAAACTTGACCCAACAAACGTAGACCTTCTGGCGCAAAAAGGACGGCTATTAGCAGAAAAAGCCGAATTATCGGCGGACCGCCTGAAGCTTTTAGAGTCTGCGTCTAAGCAACTAGACGGAACTTTAAGTGGAACAAAATTAGAAGATTTCAATTTAGAGCTCGATCTGACAAAGGCAAAGGCAGAATCGGCAGCTAAGGCATTAGAGGACTTCGACCCAAGTTTAGGAAAGTTGGAAGATTCAGCGGATGACCTATCTAATAATCTGGATGAGCTAAATAGTTCTGCATCTGGAGTGGGGGACGGATTTACTGTAGTTAAGGGAATCGCCGCAGACTTAGCATCAGGCGGGATAAAATTCCTTGCAGATAAAGCTCTGGAGCTCGTTGGAGCGCTCTTTTCTCTAGATGAAACAACAGAACAATACCGGGAATCTATTGGAAAACTAAATACTGCTTTTGAATCTGCTGGATATAGTGCAGACCTTGCAAAAGAAGCGTATCTAGGATTTTATGAAATTTTAGGAGATATTGACCAGGCCACAGAGGCCTCTCAACTCCTCTCGCAGCTTGCAACAGGCTCAGAGGATGTAAGCAAATGGGTAAAAATCGCTGCTGGAGTTTATGGAGCGTTTGGAGATTCAATACCGATTGAGAGCCTAATTGAAGCTGCAAATGAAACTTCCAAAACCGGAAAGGTAACTGGAGTCTTAGCTGATGCCCTTAACTGGGTCGGATTAAGTGAGGAAAGCGTCAATAGTCAGCTTGAAGAATTGGCTAATTCAACAGAGAGGGCTAGATATTTGATGGACCTTCTCACCCAACAGTATGAAGGTGCCGCAGACATTTTCTACGAAAACAATGAGGCACTAATTGAGATGAGAAGGTCACAAGATGAGCTAAATGAAAGTTTGAGCCCATTAGGTGAATCTGTCGGGAAACTAAAAAGCCAGTTATTTGATACATTTGGACCGCTCTTTATTGACCTTGTAGATGCCGCTACATTTGCTCTTGAGGGACTTCAATGGATTGTCACAGGAATTGCAGATGGACTGGATTGGCTCGGAGATAGAGTGTTGGATGTAATCGGCTTTTTCGGAGACCTGCTTGGGATAAGCAATAGAACAAGCAATGTATCACTTCCAGAGAGTGGGACAAGAACAGACCGAGCATCAAGAGTAATGCAGATAACCGATGTAATGGAAATACCTGCGCTTGCCAGCGGCGGTGTAGCTAAAAAGAACAGCCCGTTTTTAGCTGTGGTGGGAGACAATACACAAGAGGACGAAATCATTGCTCCCTATTCTACGGTCAAACGGGCGGCAACACAGGGAATCTTGGAAAGCGGCGTGCTCAATAGCCAGAGAGGGCCGAAGACGGCGGTCATGGCGCTGGATGGCCGGACCTTTGCCAGATTGGAGACTCCCTATATCCTGGAGGAGTTCAACAGGATCGGCGTAAAATTCCAAAAGTAAGGAGTGAGCCTATGGCGCAGCTCATGTGGGTGGTCATGGATGGAATGACCTATAAAGTGCGGGTTAAATCAAATGAGCCGTTTGAAGAGTCGTTCCGGATAGAGGATGGCGAAAATAACATGATCCTGCTCAACGGAGAGGAAAGCCGGGATGTTCTCGGGACCTACTATGACCATACCCTATCCATTGAACCGGACCCCCGGTATCTGTCTGATTATGACAGCTTCTACGAAGCGATAAGCGCACCGGTAGACTACCATACGATCACTATGCCACATGGTCAGACGGATATGTCCTATAAGGCAAAAGTAGTAAGTGGGTCCCATAAGCTGAGGGGAAAAATCAATGGGAAGAGATACTATTATGGGCTCCAGGTCCAATTCCAGCCCCTTGCCCCTCAGCGTGAGCCGAGCTGAGGTGGACTATGGCACGCAACAAGATAGTTTATCGGGGAACCACCTATGACCGGCTTGCGGCTGGGACCGTATATCTCTCCAAATCTCTGCTAGGGGATGAGCTGGAACCAAATACGCTCTCCGTTACAGTGGAAACAGAAAGCAAGGCACTTTTAAGCTTTGAGATAGATGATCCAGTCACCTATTTTTATCAGGACAACAAGAGAGGGACATTTTACCTGCAAAGCGTTACTCAGGTCGCATGGAACAAGTATGACCTTTACGCCACCAGCGCGATAGGGCTCCTGCTGAAGCGGGTACACCGGGGCGGAATATACAGCGGGACATCTGCCGAAAGTCTCCTGTCCAGTATATGTGGGCCCATTCCCTTTCGGATGCAGACAAGATTCTCAAGCTCGAAGCTTTACGGCTGGCTCCCGTATGTAAAGCCGCCGGCCAGTTCGGCGCGAGACAATTTTATGAAGGTGCTTTTCGCGCTTGGAGCAACGGTAACTGAGGACCTTGATGGGGCACTCAAAATAGAGGAGCTGTGGGACGGCGTATCTGGAGATGCGCAAAAAAACAGAATGGGCCAGGGGGCCTCTGTAATCCGCGAGGGAAAGGTCACCAGCGTATCGCTGATCGAGCATCAATGGGTACAAGGAGGAGATCAAACAGATCTTTTTGAAGGGACCGCTGCACAAGGTACAGAAATCGTGTTCGATGAGCCAATGTACAACTTGACAGCCAGCGGATTTTCCATCCTGGAGCGGGGAGCAAATTATGCAAAGCTTTCTGCCGGATCTGGAACCTTAAGGGGGACCGCATATGTCCACAATACGCGGCTGATTGAGACAAAAATATTAAACTCTTCGACCGAAAATATAATTTCCGTGGAAGACCAGACGCTCATCTCTCTTGTAAATTCGTCCGGAGCGGCCAAAAGACTCGCAAACTACTACAAATGCCTCGAAACAATAGACGCACCCCTTGTCTACAATTTGGAGAACCCTGGGGAGCTTCTGACAACGTATCACCCATTTGACAAGACAAATGTGAGCGCATGCATCAAAACAGAAGAAATTACAATGTCCAACAAGCTAAAGTCTCAGTCCACGCTTCTAGTCGGATTTACCCCCATCAGGCAGGAAGGGAGTGAATCTTACGAATATCATGTGGTTTTGACCGGAAGCGGGACCTTTACCTTCCCGGAAGGAACTACCTCAGCAAGAGCTGTATTGATTGGCGCGGGTGGTGCTGGTTTTGATGGGAGCCCGGGTGGAGATTCGACCGAGACCTGGGAAGACGAAGAGATCAAGACGACCAGGATCAACCTGACTGCCCCCACCACCTCGGCAAGCGACTCCAGCAATGTGAGCAACAGAGGAGCGGGAACGCCCGGGAACGGAGGAGCAGGAGGTGCCGCCGGAACACCGGGAAAGGTGTATGAGGTGACATTCAGCCCAAGTAGTGGGTCCAGGATATCGTATGCGTGTGGAGTCAAAGGCACTTCAAATGGAGCCCTCGGTGGAGCAACTACTTTCGGAAGTTATTCATCGAACAGTGGCAGCACGAGCTCTGCTGGCTATACGGACATCATAACCGGAATCACATACGCTAAGAGCGGTGACAGCGGAGCAGACGGCGGAAAGGGCGGTTCTGGTGCTGATGGCGAAAGTGTTGGCGGCGTGTCAGGAGGGAAACAGGAGCCTTCTGGCTCGGCAACCAGAAGCGATTCTGATACACAACGCCGCTCAAATATATCTATGGACATTGACGCGACCGCAAATTTCTCCCTTGGAGCCGCCGGCGGAGGCGGGGCTGGAGGAAACTCTGGCAACAATCTCGGAACTCCTGGGGGTGATGCAGAAGTCGGAAGTGTGCGCTTAAGCATAACAACAGGATACATAAACGCATTTGTGTACCCAAACAAGGGTGGAACGGGTGGAGACGGTGCGGATGGGGCTGATGCATCCGTCTATGGATGCTCGGGGTCTGGTGCCGGAGGCGGCGGCGGGGCCGGAGGAGATAGCTCTGCATCTTCAAATGTCTCAGCGCAGTATTACGTCTATAACATCACAATTGAAACTAGAACTGATTTTGCAATCAACAATAATGCTGGCGGTGCAGCTGTTAGAAAAGGCGGAGCCGGCGGCAAAGGTGGAGCTGGCGCGGACGGCTGCATCATCCTGTATTACGGCGTTACGACTCCGGTCCAGGACGGCCAGCTCAAGGACAAAAACGGCCTGATGTTGCTGGACAAGTACGGCAGACGGCTCATTGTATAGGAGGGTAGACATGGCAACGATAGACGAACTGGATGCCCAGGTGGCACAGCTCAGGGCGGAAGTGGAGCAGCTGCGGGGGCAGATCGCCAGTGCGGGAGTCAATGCTCTGGCCGCGGCTCCCTCTGGCTATTACATGCTCAAATACAGCGGCGAAGAGATAGACACGAAACTAGGCAAGATTTGATGGAGGTGATCGCTGTGCTCTATATGCAGGACTGGCATATTTGTGTCCCGGCAGATTTTTCGCTGGGGTTTGAGGGGGACAACAATGCCGTTACCCTGGAGATCAGCACAGATCTGCCGGAAGGCTGGGACCTGAAGGTCGATGTGGCAAAAGAGTCTGAGAAAAACATCATCCAGCTCAACCGCAGAGATAACGTCTACTATGCACTCCTCACCTCCTCCATGCTGGCGGATGATGGGGTCTACGAGATGCAGGTGCGGGGGACATTGGAAGATCAGGTCCGGCACAGCAATATTTTCCTATCCCATGTTCATAACTCCATCAACGCCACAGACGCTTTCCCCCCTCCCCTGCCCTCTGAATTTGAGCAAATGGAGGACAGGCTCACCAGCATCAACAACAATCCGCCCCAGCCCGGAGAGAATGGATACTGGCTGATCTGGGACCCTGATGACATGGAGTACAAGGAGTCTGATATCCCTCTCCCCGCGGAAGGTGGGACTGTTGGGACCACGGATTACAATAAGCTAAAAAACAGGCCCAGCATCAACGGCGTAGAACTGATCGGGAATAAAACATCAGACGAGCTCAAAATACCGGCAGGAGAAAAGGGCGAGAAGGGCGACCCCGGTCCAGAAGGGCCGGCTGGACCAAAGGGGGACCCGGGACCGACCGGCCCGCAAGGGCCAGAGGGGCCAGTTGGCCTACAAGGGCCTAAGGGAGATACCGGCGAACAAGGCCCGGCCGGCGAGCAGGGACCTCCGGGAGAGCGTGGACCGGAAGGCCCCCAGGGTCCGAAAGGTGATCAGGGCGAGCAGGGAAAGCAAGGACCTAAAGGAGACCAGGGAGAACCCGGCCCACAGGGACCCGCCGGAATAGACGGGACCTCATTTGTGGTAAGAGACCGCTTTGATACACTGGAGGAGCTGAAATCCGCCCACCCCATTGGCGAGCCTGGGGATGCTTATGCCGTGGGCTCGGAAGATGACAACACGATCTACATCTGGTCGGAAGACCTGATGAACTGGAAGAGCATCGGCAAGCTCCAGGGGCCAGCGGGACCGCAGGGCCCGAAGGGGGAGCAAGGCCCAAAGGGAGAGACCGGGGAACAAGGAGAGATCGGCCCGAAAGGCGATACAGGCCCCGCCGGTCCGCAGGGCGAGCAGGGTCCTAAAGGCGATAAGGGAGAGCCTGGGGAGACAGGTCCAAAAGGAGATGTGGGCCCAGAGGGGCCACGAGGCCAGCAAGGCATCCAGGGCCCTCCCGGTGAGAAGGGAGACACTGGCGATCAGGGTCCAAAGGGAGATCAAGGAGAGCAAGGACCTGAAGGGCCTGCTGGAGCTCAGGGGCCCATTGGGCCAGAAGGTCCCAGAGGGGAACAGGGCCCACAAGGGGAGCCCGGTCCGAAAGCAGAGCCGTTTTCGGTGACCCTTACGGGATCTGGATGGGCCGAAAACGAGCAAACGGTGAGCCACGATAAGATTTTAACGGGCGCCTATTCCTACATCGTATGTCCAGCTGAAGAATCATATATGGCTTATGCCACAGCTATTGTGAGGGCAAAGGATGTGAGCACAAACGGACAAATGACCTTTGTGTGTACGGAGACACCCGAAGCGGACCTTGTGGTAAATATCCTTAGAGTGGAGGCGCAAGATGGTATTTAACATGGTGGGCGGCGCAGGAGGCGGAATCAAGCTGGAGAGCATTTCCATCACCACACCGCCTGAGAATATCACATATCTCCCCGGAGAGGTCTTTGACCCTGCGGGGATGGTGGTTACGGCGTCGTACTCCAACGGGGCCACATTGACGGCCACCGGCTGGACCTACTCCCCCAGCGGAGCACTGCCGGAGGGGACGAGTGAGGTGGAGATCATCTACACCGAGGCCGGGGTGACAAAGACCGCTGTGCAGGTCATCACTGTGGAGCGTGGGACCATCTCTGTGCCCACGGTATCCGGGAGTCTTACATACAATGGACAAGCCCAGAGCCCCACCCTGACGGGCTACGATGCAGACAAGATGGTCCTATCCGGCGACACGTCCGGCACGAACGCTGGGAGCTATACAGCGGTGGTCACCCCAACAGAGCAGTACAAGTGGGCGGACGGGAGCACGGAGGCGAAGGATATCCAGTGGTCTATTGATAAGGCCACCCCCAGCATCACGTTTGACCCGGAATCTGTGAGCCTGGATACCTCCACCACATCTCAGACGGTGGCTGTCACCTACACGGGGGATGGAACGCTGTCCGCACAGTCTGATAACTCCGGCGTGGCTACAGCATCCCTGGAGGGGACCACCCTGACAGTAACAGGCGTTGAGACCGGCAACACGGCCATCCAGGTATCGGCCAGCGAGGGGACAAACTACACGGCGGCCAGTGCCTCTCTGAGCGTGGCGGTGCAGTTTGCGATTATCATTCCGGTGGTGCCGAGCCAAAAGGGTACGCTTACTTATAATGGCGAAGCACAAAGGGCAGAATGGAACGACCTTAACTCAGAAGAACTTATTTTGGTTGGGGCATCATACCAAACAAACGCCGGGACTTATACTATGGGATTTCAACCGAATCCCGGCTACCAGTGGTGGGATGGGACTACGGAGACGAAAAACGCGACGTGGACGATTAGGAAGGCAAACAACAGCATCTTGTTATCACCTCTTGGCAAAATTATCCTTAACGCAAATAATAAATCGGTTACCTATACAGTGAGCGCACAATTTGGTGGAGATATAAGCGTATCGTGGAACAATCCAGATTACTCACAATATGCAAGCTTTTCGGTCAATGAAGAAAATAAAACAGTCACAGTATTGGCAAAAAAGGAACTACCAAATAATCAAAACTATATTTCTTTGCGTTTTACATCTGAAGAATCCGAAAATTGGAATTCTTGGGCTGTTTCATCATCAATTGATATCGAATCCCTCACCTCCGTCTTCGGCGTCTCCTGGGACAGCTCCAACCCATCCACCGCCTTGACCCGTCTGACCAAAGCCAACGATCCCAACAAGCTGGTCACTGTGGACATCACAACCGAGCCCGTACCCGCAGTTGGGACAGGCTCAGGCTCCTCACCATTCGACAGCTATATGCCGTGGATGGGGATGGAGGAGGTTGATATTGACGCTAGTGGGAGAGTATATCCTGCCAATCGAACATCTCCTTCATCTGCGACATGTGTCAAGATCCCGCAATTTTACTACAAAGTAGAAAAGAGTGGAAATATCTTTCGTTATTATGTTGCGGATGGACCAATCGATGGGTTTTCTTTGCATCCAGGAAGCGAGAGCTATATTGCACGATATGAGGGGTACTTAGTAAATAAGAGTGGCGGTCAAGCATTATGTAGCTATTCTAATACCCCGGCTAAGACGGGATTAACTCGAGCCGACTTTAGAAATTATGCAAAAAATTTTGCGTCCAATGCCCAACTCTACGACTTCGCCGCATGGTGCGCTGTTGGTCTGCTATATCTGGTCGAATTTGCCGATTGGGATAGTCAAGAGAAGATAAATCGTGGAATCGTCAACGACAGCTCTGTCCACAAAACCGGCGAGACTGACGCCATGGTCTATCATACTGGAAGGGCGGCGGGAGGTCTTATAAATACTGCCGCGGTTCAGTACCGTTGGATTGAGAACCCGTGGGGGAATGTCCGTGAGTTTATCGATGGCATCAACTTTAATAACATGTCCGCATACATCTGCACCAATCCGGCCAACTACGCCGACGACACCACCAACAACTATACTGCCGCCGGCGTCACTCTCTGCTCCTCTGGCTGGATCAAAGGCATGGGGCTCAGCAACACATTCCTCTGGGCCTTCCTCCCAGATGCCAATGGAGGCAGCGAGACTACCTACATCCCGGATTACATGTATTCAAGCTCTGGGCTGAATGTGCTTAATGTCGGGGGTTACTGGACGGGTGCCTCGGGTGCCGGCCTGTTTAGCTTCAATGCGAACTTCGACTCATCGGTTAGCAGCAATGTCACAGGCGCCCGTCTCCAGTTCCGGGAGGTGAAAGCATGAAAGTAAGAGGCGATAACAACCCCGGCACGTTCTCTGTGGAGGCCATGCCCAATAAGCCAGGATGGTGTCTGGTGCGGTTCTATGAGAATGTCGAAGAATACCATGAGCAGCTGGACGAGACCACCATCACGGGCTGGGAGTACGATGAGTATCACCTGGAACAGCCCACCATCTCCCAGGAGGATATCGAGGGAAACCTTGAGGTCTATCTGAGAGCGGCGAAAGAGGCCGAGGTCACCTCAGAGAGCCGTCTGGAGGATGTGGAGCAAAACAAGGCAGACAAGCAGGAGGTCGCCGCAGTATGGGACAGCATGGCGGCGGCGTACCAGGAGGGGGTGCAGAGCGCATGACCACCAAAGATTTGGTCCTCAGCATAATGAGGTCCCAGGGAGCGGCAGACGCCCTTGACCTGCGAAGCCGGGCCCCCGATCTTGACGGCACAGCCATCATTGCTGAGGAGGCCAAGGTGCCGCAGTTCGACGGCACGAAGGATTACTCCAGCTGGGCCATCGGCTCCCCCGTATGGGAGGAGGTCAACGGAGAGCGGCAGATATTCACCCTGCTCCAGCCCCACAACGCCAGCCACTACCCCGGGAGCACCCCGTCCAATACGCCGGCGCTGTGGTCGATCCGACACACCAAAGACCCCTCTAAGGCAAAGGAGTGGCTGGCACCCAACGGAACCAGTGGCATGTACATGTCTGGGGAGTGCTGCGTGGACGGCGGCGTAGTATATCGCTGCCTGGCGGACAACACCGTACATAGTCCAACAGATTACCCGCAGGCGTGGGAAAGGATCTCAAAATAAAATGCTGTCTTAAGACGGCAGGAATTGACAAAACGCGGTGTGCTGTGTAAGATAAGGACAGGCGCTGCGCAACGGCAGGCGGTCAGCCACATCCCCGGAGAGGGGGTGAGGCCCATGCGGATCACATTACATATCGGACGGTTCACCGTTACGATCATTGTGAAAAGCAGAAACCGCCACTCGGCCAAGTGACGGTTTCTTAGGCTTGCCTAATTAACTTATCGCTTCCGGGCTGACCGCTTGTCGCAGCGCCCTTCTATCTTCATTATAGCGATTTGAGCCGCTTTGTCAAGAAGACAAGGCGGTATTTTTATCACAAGGAGCGGAGGCAATGGACTTTATTGTTGGGATTTTGGGCGCTGGAATTGGGTCCGGCACAATGGCTATCCTGCTTGCCTACTTAAACCGCAAATGGAACAAAGCGGACAAGCAGGACGAAAAGATGGATGCTGTGGTGGATGGACTGAAAGTTCTCACGGTAGACCGAGTCAGGTATCTCGGAAAATCCTATATCAGCAGTCACGGCATATCACTTGAGGACAAAGAAAACCTCCAGGAGATGTACCGGGCATATAAAAAGCTGGGCGGGAATGGGCATCTAAATACAGTCATGGATGAAGTGGAACGCCTCCCCATCATGAGGAGGGAAGTATGAGCACGCAGATGATCCTGGCCGTTGTAGCGGCGTTCTCGCTGGCCTGTGTGTTCTGTCTGGGGCTGTGGTGGCTGTCCGCCCACCGGTCCAGAAGGGGGCGCATGGAGACCATGAAAGCCGCCGTCTGGCTGTGCCTGTTCAATGGCTGCGCTTGGGTGTGGTGCTCCTATCTGCTGGCCTATCTGGGCCGTGAGCAGATCGCAGAACAGCTATCCGGGAAAGCCGTCACAGAGATCATTGCCGTGATCCTGGCTTACGCCATCAAATCCCTGGTGGAGAACCTGAGCAAGAATAATAATTGGCCCGATAAGGCCAGAAAGGATGAAAAAGATGCCTGAATCTATTTTGAAGCGTTTAGCTGCCCTGATGTCCGTCAAGTCCGTGGTCACGCTGGTCTTGACCGGTGTGTTCGCCTATCTGGCCGTCACCGGACAGATCGCCCAGGACTTCATGACCGTCTATGCGGTGGTCATTGCCTTCTATTTCGGGACCCAGTCCCAGAAGGTGCAGGATGTGTTGACAGATGGAACGGACGATAGCCCTACGACCATCACAAACTACTACCAGCTTCCCACTGAGGAGGGAGAAAATGTCGACAGCAAATGATATTCTGGAGATCGCCCGGTCGCAGATCGGGACCAAAGAATCCCCGGCCAAAAGTGATAATGTGAAATACAACACTGCCTACTATGGAAGAGCAGTCTCGGGTGGTGGATATCCCTGGTGTGCCGTGTTCGTCTGGTGGGTGTTCCGGGAGGCCGGGGCCTCTGACCTGTACTATGGCGGAGATAAGACCGCCTACTGCCCCACTCTGATGTCCTTCCACAAGAATCAGAAGGTGACTGACTACCGGCCGGGAGACATCGTGTTCTTCAACTTCTCCGGCAGAAGCTCCGCCGGGCATGTTGGCATCTGTGAGAGCTGGGATGGGACCTACATCACCACCATTGATGGCAACACCGGAAGTGCCAGTGAGGACAACGGAGGGGCGGTACTGCGCCGCCGGAGACACAAGAAATTCATTGTGGGCGCATATCGCCCCGAATATCAGGAGGATGATGATATGACTCAGGATCAGTTTAACAGCTTTATGGACAACTATTTGAAAGCGAAAGCGAAGGAACCGGCCAGCGACTGGGCAAAGCCGTTTATTGATACGGCAATCGATGTCGGAGCTATGACCGATGTGGGCGGGACGATCGAGCGGCCCAAGTCGTGGATGACCCGTGAAGAGCTGTCCGTGGTGGTTGCAGCGCTGGCAAGGAAGGGATAAAGAAAGGACGTGGAGCATGGGCGGAAAAGTGAAGCTTCCTCCAGAATTGGCTGACCTTTTACGCTCTGATCTGGAACGTGCAATTTACGAGGCGGCCCTGCACCGGGACGATGATTTGATTGCCAGACGCTGTATTATTGAAAAATCAGCACAAGTCGATGTTGCGGCTGAGTTGGGCTGGGATAGGTCAACAGTGTCTCACCACCTTTCGTACATAATGGATGAAGTGAAGCGGTCCGCAAGTAGAATTGCACAAAAAGAAGGAGTCGGGAATTGACCCGGCTCCTTTTTATTGGTATAATTCGGCTGTGGAAACCCACCGTCTACTGTCGAGTTTTATCCGCCTTTGTAGATGGTGTGCGGTTAAAAAAGACGGTTGCCTGACCATCCCGCGAGAGCGGAAAGGAAGGCGAAATATGTAGCCTCGCGGGAAATAATTCCTCGGGAGGTGATACATATTACTTTGACTTTCACCTTTGCAGTTTTGGGTGCCATTGGCTCCATTGCAAGCATTGTGTCCCTCGTGCTCTATGTGCACGATAGAAAGAAGAAGTGAGCCGTCTGCTGCAACAGAACGGCTCATGGATGTTTGAGGGCTAAGCCCTCGGCCCTGTAAGTCTTATGTATGTGGCAACCGTCTGGGTTTCCACACTTTTATTATACCCCAAAGAAAACGAATGTCAACTATGCAGAGTAACGAAGTTACGTCGTTACGTATTTCACATAAATCCCACATAACTCCCACACAACTCCCGCATGGATGCCACCCATGCGGGCTTATTTTATGCGACAATATATCCATGGAGGACGTGGGGATCAAGGGTTGGTACACGTCGCCACCCTCCTCACGGACTCCTGATTTTTACGATAAAGGACGTGTGATATATGACCCCGGTAGAAAGGCTGGTGGCTGCCGGCATCCGACCGGACTGTGCCGCCGAGAGTGTGATGTGGTATCAGGCCCAGGGGGATGACTATGGGCTCCAAAAATACTTGGACGAGGTAGAAGCAAGAAAGGAGGCGCTGGACAATGGCCGGATTTCCTAATTATACATACCCCGCTTATGGCGGATACAACCCAGTAACTCCGTTTGCGCCCGCTCCACAGATCTACCAGCCTATGCAGCAGCCCTCTCCGCAACCCGTACAGGCCGCACAGACGGTTGGGAATACAAACACACAGCCTAACTTTTTCTGCCGTCCTGTGGACTCCAGAGAGGAGGAGCTGGGGGAACCAGTGGACTTTATGGGTGCTCCAATGTTCTTCCCGGACCTAGCCCATAATGTG